CCTCGGTTGGCTACGAGGGGTTAACCTCCGCCATTGTTTGGACGCCACCGCAACACTAACTTACTTGTGTCGCGTCTGGTATACACAGAAGCACTGAATGGCCGACGATTCTCGCTATCGCTTGAATCTAGGCCACTGAAGCGCCTGCTGTTCGGGTCCGCCTGGAATTGCACGGGAAAGGCTGTTTCTGAGAAATATCTCAGCAACATATCCCAACCTCGTGTTTTCCTGATAAGCGGTGCCGTCGAGACGGTGAGTACTAGAAACTCCTTCCTTTGAAGGGGTTTATTAATACGCCATCTTTTCGGCATATGTTCTTGTGGTACTTCAGGTAGCGATGGAACATTGAGTCCCATCGACACCTCGGGAATCTCAGGATATACCTGAAACAATCGAGATACGATGTAATCGTAAACTCTGTAGTAACGTCTAGCGTACATTGCCGACGCGAAGTCGACATAGGACGTGTAGACCCGTGGCGAAGGAGCGACTTGCCATACTGTCTTTAACCGGACAGGTGTGACAGGATGTCCTTTATAGGCATCCATGCCACAGGACTCTCGGAAGAGTCCTTTGGTACAGCTCTTGCTGCGGTTTATCACTAAACCAAACAGTTCGAGGATGCTCATTGCGTACTCAGCACTATGCTGGGGAACAATGATGTCGTCTCCGTATACTCGGATACACTCGCGTGTATCCGGGTCGCGATAGAATGCCGCGTCCAGCAGAGCCCAGATAATAGTAGCCATAACGGGGAAGCATAACGCTGACCCCATTGGTGCATACTTCTGGAACTCTAGATACTGGCCGTTTGGCAATCTCGTACCGAGACTTCGAACTCCCATCAAATATCGGGTGATATGAGGTGGAAATAGAAGTCGAACTAGACCAGTAGTTACACGATCACTAGCCTCTTTCAAGTCTAGTGTCGCGTATCGACCGTCGCGTGAGCCCGTAAGGGCTGCGCGTCGGTTGAATTCCTGGTTCGTAAAATTGACCCGGCCCCTCGTTAGAGGGTGCCGTTCAATTTGCCTCACAAGGACGTCCTTTATGCCTTGCTGAACCCACATCAGAGATAGGGGTTCGCAAGATATTAGGCGAGGTCCACGGGAATCCTTGGGCACAAGTATGACCTTGGCCGGGATCTCATTGTTGGCGATAGTTCGAAACTCTCGCCATGTATCACAAACATGCCCTAGGGACGCGCAGAAAAACGCGTCGAAGGGATAGAGGTCTGTGACCCGATCGGGGACATTTGACCATTGGTACTTACCCCAGAGTTTCTCTCTCGTAGAGACTGCTCCGGGGCCGTGCCGTGGGTGGATGTCCGCGAGGTCGGTAGAGCTGAATAATCTCGATAAGAGATCAGAGGCTCTCCGTATAATAACCGCAACAGATTTAGGATTAACCACCCTAAATATGTTAGGTGTACTAGCCAACTCTTCCGTAATTTCATGGAATGTTTGGTTGTAAGGCAACAGTTCTTGCTCAGTCTTTACAAACTGGTCAAGTACTGCTTGTTCTGTTGTTCGGTCATAGGGTAGCTCGTATTTGTAAAACAAATACGCGATCTGCCGAATGTGTGCGACCTGCTTATGGTCAAACACATCTGAAACGGATAAGCAGAGTCCTATTCCCACTATCTGGTCTACGGCAACGAAGTGACGCATTAGCGCCGCGGGTACGGACGAGTCTCCGAAGAGAGACATCCATAGCCGCTGTCTGTTGACAGGTTCGTTATCGCTTGCGAGAAGCTCATCGAAGAGCTTGCCCCAGGCAGGTAGTGTTCGTAGTAGGAGGTTTGCCGATTCCGCTGTATAGGTAGGCGTAAGGAAGTACGAAACTTCCGTGGGCCTACTGACACAAGATGTGCTCGAACTTTCGAGTACATCGTTAGTGAGTGCAGTAAACGTCCGTACCATTACGGAGTACCATTCATCTTGATTACGCATAAGCGTGAAGGGATGAATATGTTGCAACACACTAGACGACTCAGCGCGTTAGCGGTAGGAGACTGTTACACATATTTCGAAGTGTAACGAGTTCTTCCCGCTTCAGCTTGAGGACGTGCGTAATCCTGAATGACTCAGTCAGTATGGATCGCCAATCCTGGTTCTCACCATCACCGAATGCCGCACTCTGTACGATCGCGTTTGAACTGATAGTCACCTCCAATGCCCTTTTGAGGGGCGTGAAGAGCAACTGTGAGTTCACGATCGTACTGTGGGGGATCCGGATGGTAACCGTTGGATCGACACCAGCTAACTGGTTACAGTATTCGTCCCATTTGTAGTAAGATAAGGGGGAGTTTTCTCCCGCTTGCTCTTCACCTCGATGGGTCGTGACGTTAGTTTGCGAGACGACTTCGTCTGTTAGGAATGATTTCATATGATTTCTTTCTTTGCAGGACGATAGCGTCCCACATTCTACTGTCATTGCACAAGTACAACCCGCTGGGTTGTAGAAGCGTCAGCGAGAAGGGTGGGGTCCACAAGGACCCCACAAAGATTCGTAACTTCGTGTTACAAATCCCCTTCGAGCAGACAGACCGCACCGTTGCCCGTGCCATCGTAGAGGATAGTCGTTGATGCGCCTAAAGACGCACAGAACGACATCAACTCCGCTAGCACATGCTTCGGTTCCGCTTGCGATGCCAAGTTCCCCACAGGGTGAACTAGCACCGTATAAGCGGTCACGACAACCGGATTCGAGTCGGCTCCAGTTACGGTCTTATCGACACGTACCACGGAACGTCGAACCAGTTTGGTGCCCGCGCCGGACTCTTGATGACTTATCTTGAGCCTGTGCGGAGCATTTGGTGTTTCAGCTGATTGCTTGAACACCGTTGTGCGGCCTTCAGTACTTGCGCGTGAGAATTCAACCTCAGCGCCCGTACTGTTCTTCACCTCATTGGTGACCAATGTGTTTGCTAACATTACTGGTACTTTCTCTGATGGCAGAACCCCATCAGTGGTTCGCGACTGGACGCTCAAGCCCTATGGCCAGAGCGACAGCCAAGCTAAGCTCCCGAGGAGATAGCCCGGACGTACTAAACGCCCTTGACGTAGGTAATCCAGCGACCCTTTTGAAGGACCGCTCAACTACCCGTGATACTACATCTTGGGATCCCGCAGTATACGCAGAATTGAGTGCGACACACAGTGTGCACTCAACAGAACGTTCTACAGCAAAACTCCAACAGTAGTCTTGTATGTCCACAACAGGTTCCAGCAAACGACTCTTAAAGTTGTCGAGCCACGAACTTACGTTCGCGACCCAATCAACGACAAAAGTCCACGGTACGGCGTTCCAAATAATCGAGGGGTTGAAGTTCAACCCAAGACTATCCAGACCACCGGCCGTGTAGGCGTTTGCCCTCTCCCAAGAGTTAAGCGTATAGCTATACTTGAGAGTTGCATGGAACACAGCCTCCTTATAAGTAACTCGCCGTTGCTGTTCATAGTTACCCTCATTCGCCACGTAGGTGGCAGACGGTAACATGTTCCAACTATGGTAAGCGTCCTTATAATCGCGGCTCAAGTCTGCCTTAAAATGCAGATGTTGAGGAAGGCGTTCACGATCTAAGATATTTTGGATCCTAGAACGCAAACTCTTGAAAGACTTCGCAGTCTTAATCAAGTCGTTGACAAGCGGATTGAGGTTAAATGCATACTGCAAATAACCGTCCGCGGTGGACCGGAGCAACTCCTTAAGCGTCTTAGTTTTCCGCTTCTTGCGGAATTTCTTCGACAAGTCGCGCGTGAGCATCATTTTCTCAAATGATGTAACCACGCGACTCATTCGCTTAAGTGTACGCGGCAAGCTGACAAAGTCTCTCAACTCAACAAGGTTGTTGTAAAGAGACTGAGATGGCCTGATCCCTGGTAGCATAGCCTCGAGGCTACGATCTATCAGCGATTGGAGTTCGATAGGATTCGCCGCGAGGCGATGTCCATCGATATCCGTCGTGTACAACGGTATCAGTTTGTAGTTCGGGTATAAATCCGAACCAAACGGTGCCGTCAGTGGTCCGAACACGTCAGAGGGCCAATGTCTCGCGACATCATCCCTCGTGTCATATAGTCCGTAAGTAAGGCCCGAAGGGTCATACCCGGAAAATACAACTACAAACGGTCTATACTGAGTAGTGAAGAGGTCCGTAAACACTTTAACGTGTTCGCAGGACTTCATTACTCGTCCCGGGGACACGTCGTCCATCAGCCACTGCCCTGCTACGGTGTAACCGCTTACAGGGTATTGAACTGGTGTATTAACTGTCTCCGTGACATCAAGCGGGTTGTCTCTGACAAACCTTGTATGGTATGTCAGATGACCCGGCTTGGACCGAATGATTGGAACGTGTTTATTCATTACAATATGGATAAACGTTCATAAAACGTTCTTAAGGTGAGCAACCAACAGGGTTGCT